CCGTCTTTCGACTGATTATTTGTTGAAATTCAAATAATCTTGAATGATAGAATACAATGTTTGTGGCTCTCTAAGAAAGATCATAGAGGTCGTTTCATCTTGCGAATCCCCGACTTAAACATCGGTGAAATATTGTTTATCTATATTACTATAGATCCAACATGATTTCTCATGGGTCCAATATTAAACTTCAGCTGTCTCTTAATGAAAGAGCGAAGAATTAATGGGTATTAATCCATTAACCTACACAAGCAAAGTAAAGGTACTTTAAGCTGTACGCAGCCAGTCGCGTTCGAATCTTCCTAATTCTGGGTAACCTTGGAATTCTCCAATAGCAAACCAGTAATTTTTAACTTTTGAACCGGCTCTAGATGCTGTCATAGCTAAAGCATTATCTGTAGGAATTTCACCTTCGGGTTTATGTAAAACAACATCGAATTTTCGAGAAAATTCGGTAGCTTCTTTTAATAAGGCAATAGCCCAATCAAGAGAAGGTTCTCCGTACTTAGTAGCTTTCGCTATTCGGTCTTCGAACTCGTCTAAATAATCCTGAGGATCAGAATCCTTCAGAAGAATGTCTTCAGCAACAGATCTAATCTGAGCTTTCAGAACTGGATCTTTCACTCGAGAACAATCAATGATTACTGATGCAAAGGTATGAACCTTAGAATCATAATCTTGAACTGTTTGTTTAACAAGCCCTAAAGCTGTTAAATAAGCAGTTTGTGCTGCGAATGGAAGAATCTCATCTTTAGCAAATTCAAGTCTATCCTCATAATGAGAAATAGATTTAACTGCTTGAGATAGAGTTAATCCAGACATCAATTTAAATATTACCTGCATAGCCTGGTTATTAGGTATTGAAACTTTTAAAGGTTCATAATCCTCCCCTTCCAAATGGTCGGGATCCACCAGTAAACTTATTGCGGGACTTAGCGATTTCTCATTAGTTTTACCTAATAGAGATCCTAAGATACCAACTAATCCATGTCCAACACCGATATTCATCGGTTTAGACATGTCTAATTGATATCGCGAAAGAACAGCTTTTAATAAGCTTTCTGACGTGATTAACATTCTGCTTCCAAGGCGTAAAGCCATGTTGATTTTCCCTGGTAAATTATTCCCTTGCAGGAATTCTTTCCAAGAAAGACCCGAAACATCCGTTAACCCTACAGAAGTTCTTTTTGCGAACTCGCAGACAGGTTTAGTAGGAGATGGTATTGACTTCGATGGATTACAAGGAACTCCTAAGAGATCCATAATCACTAAGTATTCAAGGTAGATATCTTTATCAAAGATAACGATATCATCCCCAAGTACTTCATAGTTGTCATACCAAGTATGTTGAAGTCCTCTCACTCGATGAACAGCGAACTGAACAATCAAGTGATGAGTCAATGCTAACATAGCCCAGGAACTTAATGCACCCATCGGTTGACCAACTGCATAGTTGATCCCCTTTCCTTTCGGTAACCCATAACTATCAACTTTTTCAGTTGAAGGAATTACATATTCTCTTGAAACTAACAGTTTAGACCAAGCAGAACCGAAACTTTCATTACCAGTTAATACATCTAAAATGTTTGACTGAATAATTAAAGGTAATCGATCTGTGGCCGCTGTTAAATCAATTGAGTAAGCTTGTCCAACTTTAGTAGCTTTAACTTGAGATCTTCTAAAAGAAGAATCTTGATCAAAGGTACCATCGTTAGGAAGCTTTCTTAACAATTTAAAGATACTTTGATGCAAAGGTTCTAAAACACTTTGTGTCCAAATATCAACAATTGCAAAGATACGTAATTTCCCTGCAGCTTCTTCTTTAAAGGCAAATTGAGCCCCTCGAAGAGGAGTACTCAAAGCAGCTGGAGATATATATCCCAGATGCCCTTTCTTAGTCCCAGGAATTTTCGTAGAAGTCATCTCATCAATAGATGAAGAGTAAGAGAAAGAACCCTTAACAGGAATTCTAGCTCCCGCTCCTAATAAATTGAATAGTAATTCAATACTAGAGTCGAACTTCGAGGAAAGACCTGAAGATTTAGAAACTTTACAATAATCTTTGAAAATGGTATAATCTTGTTCAGATTGTGCCCACCAGCAAAGATCAGTAAAGTAAGAAGACATTGCATTATAGAAATTGGGTCCCGATGATTGGGAGTTAACAATGTAGTTAGCTGACGTCCGGATATCAATAGGTTTTATACCTGGTAATATTTTC